ATCTTCCTCAGTTACCAGAAATATCTGAACGATTGATGGAGGCAGGTAATTATGCTCGAGCACATGGCCATAGATTAACTACTCATCCAGGTCCATTTCATGTATTAGGTTCACCAAATCAAGAAGTAGTAGAAAAATCTATCATAGGTTTAGAACGTCATTCTGAAATGTGGGATCTTATGGGATATGAACCATCATTTGAAAATAAGATAAATATACATGTAGGAGGTGCGTATGGAGACCATGCAGCAACAGCTAAGCGTTGGATTAAGACATGGCACCGATTATCTGATAGATTGAAGTCCAGATTAGTTCTTGAAAATGATGATAAGCCAAGTATGTGGTCGACAAGAATGTTGTATGATTATTTTCATAAACAAATAGGAATACCAATTACATTTGATTATCATCATCATAGATTTCATCCAGATGACTTAACCGAAAGAGAAGCTTTAGAATTAGCTCGATCGACATGGCCAGAAGGAGTTACTCAATGTACTCATTATTCAGAATCTAGACGTAGAGAAAAAGAAGGCAGATTAAGACAATTATGTGAAAACAATAATATTAATTTTGAAGATTTGGATAATGAAGATGAATGGCCAACATTTTCTAAATTGAAAAAGAAATGGTCTAAGACTCGTGAAAATGCTCATTCAGATTATATTATAGATGAAATTAATACATATGGGTATGAATTAGATATTGTAGTTGAAGCTAAAGCAAAAGAGTTGGCCGTATTAGGTTGGAGACAAAAACATGGACAAAAAAATAGGCCAATATTGGCCGAAGTTAAAATATAATATATTAATTATTAATATTAATTATTAAATTATTATATATTTATATTAAATATTTTTAAATATAATTATGCGGTAGCTAAGTTAAACCGTTCAAAAAAAGGAGAAAAGTTATGTCTGGAATAAAAAATGCGCCTCAAGTGAAGATTCAACTTGATGAAGCGGATAATATGTTACAAATCTTACAAGATGTTATTAGACGTGGAATGAAGATCGATCCAAAAGAAGCACAAAGAAGATTTTCTGTTATAAGACAAAAAATTAAATTTGCTCAAGATAGCATACAAAACTAATTATGAAAAAAAGACTCTTTCCATTTTTAATAGGATTATCTGCTTTAGCTGTATCTGGCTCGGCAGCATTCTATTCTGTATTTGGATTGAGTAAATTATTTGCAGGAGCTAGTCTGCAAGTCATAATAATGGCTGGTTCATTGGAATTTGCTAAATTGGTTACTGCTTCATTATTATACCAATATTGGGATACTATAAATAAGTTCATGAGATTTTATTTATCTGTAGCGGTATTTGTTTTAATGGTAATCACTAGTGGTGGTATATATGGATTCTTATCCGGAGCCTATCAAGAAACGGCAACCAAATCAGAATTTTTAGATAAATCATTAGCTGTATTGCAAACTAAACAAAATCGATTTGAAGAACAAAAAACAGATCTTAATATAGAAAAAACGCAACTAAATACAACTATATCTGATTTAAGAACTTCTCTTTCAAATCCAACATCGGTATCTTATTGGGACGAAAATTCTCAATCAGTTATTACAACAACATCATCATCTACAAGAAGGGCCCTGCAATCAGAATTGAAAACAGCAATTGAAGATAGAGATAATTTAAATTTGAAATTAGAAGCCGTAATGGATTCAGTAATGAGAATTGATACAGAACTATTGGATTTAGAAATAGGTAACGAAGAACAAAGAGAGCTAGGACCTCTTAAATATTTAGCAGAAACAACTGGTAAAGATATGGGTACTGTAGTTAATTGGTTCTTATTATTAATAGTTTTTGTTTTTGATCCTTTAGCAATTGCATTGGTTGTAGCTGCTAATTTTGCTTTTGCTCAAATCAAAAGAAAAGAACCAAAAGTAAAAATGTCTGTTCCAGCTGGAATGAAGTTTAATACGCCATATCCAATTGAAGACATGATTAAAAAGAATGAAGAAATTTTAGCAACACCAAAAAAAGATCTTCCTAAAGAAGATATATACAAAGAAAAACAAGTTACAAAAAAAGATGGATATGGTAGAAGTCCAAATCCACCTAAAAATAAAAATTTATAATATGGCAAGAAAAAAAGAAGTTATAAAATTTAAAACACGAAATCGTCAAGGTCGTCGTTTTATGATTTGTAGAAATAGTATAGAAGATCAATCTTATTGGGGTTGGCAAATATTATCCAAACATCCTAGATGTAATAACTGGACAGAGGTAGGTCCTAATACAACAGCTGTATTATGCCATACATGTGTTAATAAAACGACAGGACCGCCTGATATTAAAGGTGGATATCGATCAACAGGTAGATTGAGAGGTTGGCAATTCATGAAAGAATTTGTTGATCAAGAAGGAAATGTATTTCATAAAGGAATTGAACAACCTAAACTAAAAGGTACATTAGCACCAACTAAAGCAAAGCCTGAAAAAAAGAAACTAACCAAACGTGAAAAACAGTTGTTACGGACTCAAATACTTGAACAAATGAATATAGTACGAGGTAATATAAAAACTGCTATATATAAAAAAGACATTCGTGCGAACGGTGTAAAAATGAGAAAGCTTGAAAGACAGTTAAAAAAGTTATAGATCATTTGTGATTTTGAAAAAAAGTTATTATATTAAAGTATTATGAGTGATTTATACGACGAAAGACCAAAACCAATCAGACAAGAAGTTATGCAGCCAACTGTAATGGAAGAATCTCCATATACAAAGCTCAATGATATAATTGCTAATCAAATTGAAATTGAAGAAGGCGTTTTATATCTTAATGATGAGATAGAAGGACATACATTATTTGATTTAATGATGAGAATAAGACATATACTAAATTATCGAACAGGTAAAGAATTTAAAGGTAATCAAACAGATCCTTTAAATTTAATGATTAATTCACCTGGTGGTGATATTCATGAAATGATGGGTATAATTGATTACATAGAATCATTAGATGTAAAAACAAATACAATTTGTAGAGGCCGAGCATTTTCAGCCGCATCTATTATTCTTACATGTGGTACTGGTGTACGAATGGCAAGTAAAAATTCTACAATTATGTTTCATCAAGCCTCATCAATGATATCAGGTAAATTAACAGATGTTACAGCAACAGTTGAATTTGTAAAAAAAGTAGAACAAGATATATACGAACTCCTAGCTAAAAAAACAAAAAAAGATGCTATTTGGTGGAAAGATAATATGAGATCAGATATGTTTTTAACAGCAGAGCAAGCATTAGATATAGGAGTAATTGATCAAATAATTTAAGGAGAATAGTTATGAAAATGAAACCAATGGGAGACCATCTTTTACTAAAAAGAAAATTAGACGAAACAAAAACTAAATCAGGTATAATTATATCTGCTAGTGAATCTGAATATGGATATGCAGAGGTAATAGGAGTAGGACCTGGTATATTTACTCAGACAGGAGATAGAATATCAATGACATGTAAAATAGGAGATACAGTTCTAGTTCCATCAAGACTAATATCAGGAAAAAATGGAAACGAAGTTACATTCGAAGATGAAAGATATACATTAGTACGAGAATCAGAAATAGTAATGGTATCAACAAAATAATAAAATATGAAATTATCAGCAGAACAAATAGTAGAAAATTGGAATGCCTTAATTAAAGTTATTGAAGAAAACTTTAAAGGCGAGAGAAAAGAAAAACTTTTAGCAATGTATACAGATCTTGAAGAAAGAATGTCAATGCAACCCGCTTCAAGTATTGATCATTATCATAATGCATTTGAAGGTGGTTATGTAGATCATGTTTTAAGAGTTATAAAATGTGCAAAACAAGTATATAAACTTTGGACAGAAATGGAAGCAGATATGTCAGGATATACTGAAGAAGAATTAATTTTTGTTGCATTAAATCATGATATTGGTAAAATGGGATTTCCTGGAGAAGGAAATGAAACATATATTCCTAATGATTCTGAATGGCATAGAAAGAATATGGGAAGGATGTATAAGGTTAATCCTAATAACCAATTTACTCTTGTAAATGATTTATCAATTTGGTTATTACAACATTATGGTATTAGTATAACTTGGAATGAAATGTTAGGTATAAAATTAACAGATGGATTATATGATGAAAATAATAAACCTTATTTCATGTCAAGAACAGCTGATTCAAAATTGAAAACTAATTTAGGTTTTGTAATGCACCAAGCAGATTGTATGGCAGCAAGAATAGAATACGAAAGATGGGCAAAGACAAAATCGACATCAACACCATTTAAAACAGCGCCCGCAAAAAATACATATAGCAAATCAGCTAAGATGCAAAAATTAGGAGCAATTGCATCTAAAGGAGAAGCGGGAGCTGCTATGAAAATGTTTGATGATTTATTTGGAGATAAAAAATGATAACAACAATTATAGTATTATCAGTTTTATTAGTTGGTTCGGTACTTGTTAATATCAATCAATTAAGAAAACAAGAAGATCAATCTGATTATATAGAAGACCTAGAACAGTCTAATTTAAATTATTATGAATATTTTCAAGGATTAAAAACAAAAGTAAATCAAGCCAACTCTGAAATTAGAAACGCAGATAGAATGGGAGCATTTGAAGCATCAGACGAAGTAGGCGCATCATTTAAACTTATTAAAGAAGTTATTGATGACCTAAATCGTGGAGTGTAATATGAATGTACAAAAAGAATTATCACCAGTAGATAAGTTTTATATTTGGTTAGAAGAAGATAAGTTACGTATAGAAAAAGAATCTAAACTTCCAAAGAAAAAAAAGCGTGGTAGAAAGCCTACTAAAAAACAATATTTTACATATGTAACAGATCAAGCTATAAATGCATATAATCAAGAAAAAGATTATATGAAACGTAATAAAGTATATAGAGAACATATACATTATGCATTTAATAAATTAGCTGAAAATATTATTCATACATTTAAGTTTTATTATTTTGATGTACCATATGAAGATGTTAAATGCGAAGTAGTTGCATTTTTAAATGAAAAAATACATAAATATAATTCTGATAAAGGAAAAGCATTTTCATACTTTAGTATTATAGCAAAAAATTATTTAATAATTGCTAATAATGCCAATTATGCAAAAATGAAAGCAAGGACAGATTTAACTGTTATAGATGATAGTAGAGATCTTGGAGGAGAAATGGTTTATTCAGATTACCAAGAATCATTACGAGATTTTACAAATCAATTTGTTGAATATTATTCTACAAACCTTAACAATATATTTACTAATAAAAGAGATATAATTGTTGCAGATACTTTATTAGAGTTGTTTAGAATACGTGAAAACATAGAAAACTTCAATAAAAAAGCTCTTTACATCTTAATTAGAGAGCGTACTGGATTAAAAACTCAAAATATTACTAAGGTTGTTAACATCATGAAAAAACATTATAGTGACATGTTTTTAAGATATTCACAAAAGGGGTTTATAGGCACCCATAAATCATAGTTGTACATATTTATTTTAAAGGAGTATTACTATGCATGATGAATTTGAGTTATTCAAAGGAACTACATTTTCTGATTTAATGAAAGATATCTATCATAATTCTAAAAAGAAAGATAGACAAATCAACACATTAATTCAAGAATTACAGCCTCTAATCAAAAATATAGGAGATGCAACAGTAATAGTTCCGTTAATAAAAGAATACTTAGATGTATCAGTTAAAAACGATGAACATTTAGTTAAACTTGCAGCTGTAGTACAACGATTGGTTGGATCTGCTAGTAAAGATGGTGGAGATGAATATGGAATGTCAGAAGAAGAAAAAGCAAGATTATTACAAACAGCTCAAGAAGAATTAGATGCCATTCATAAAGAACAAGATGAAATAAATTTAGGAGATACTAAATGAGTCAGACAGGTATATCATGGGGTTTTGGTGAAGTAGTTAGTACACAAAATGCATTTAATCAAAAAACAGATGCTGACCAAAAAAAGAAACGTGATTCGGAAGGTAAAGCTGTTGGACAAGATATAGCTGATCCGAAGTATCGTGGCGAGATAGAAGTTACAATGACTAGCAATCAAGGAGGTATTCCAGGAGGATTATCAGGCGATACAATTGTAGCATATCCAGCAGATATAAACTATACAAGAATACCATTAGTAGGTGAACATGTTATTATGTATCAAGGTCCTGGATCAAATATGGGATCTGCTCCACCCGATACTAAAACAGGAAAGAAGAATACTGGTGTTCAATTTGATACTGAATGGTTTTACTTGCCACCTATATCAATACGAGGTCAAGTTGAGGCAAATTTGAATCCAGGAGCTAATGCGGGTGGTATAGGAGGAAGTAATCAAACTATTCAGGACGGTCAACAAAAATCTAAATCAGAGGCATATACAAATACAGAAACAGGTAATCCATCAGTAGTCAATAAAAAACCTGCTTCAGGTGGATTAGATGGTTCAGCTAAAACTATTAATACATTTCCCGATTATTCAAAAGGTGAATTAAGTGAAATGGATATTTCAGAGTTTCAAGAATTAGAACAAAAAATATTGGACATGAATAATGAAGAAAGTCCAACATATCAACGAGTTTATTATAATTCAAATTCTGAATCAGAAGCAGAAGATAGAGTCCAAGAACAAATTAAGCGTTATGAAAAAGATATTGAATCCTTAAAAGAAGATTTAAGGGAAGCTGGATTTATAGGTGATTTTCTTGAATCAGAAGGAGATATAGATACTATAACTGGATATTTAGGATTAGTACCAGAACAACAAGCGGCAAAGGCAGAAGAAGAAGCTCAAAGACAAGCAGAGATAAATGGTAGAAACGCTAATCCAAATACTAGTAATGAAAAAGGTAGTACAAATGATAAACCGCAAAATAAGTTAACAACACCACCTGGTAATGATTTTGTTGAACGAGGTAATATTGGAAACTTACAACCATACGAAGGAGATTTTTTATTACAAGGAAGGATGGGTCAAAGTATAAGATTTGGTTCTCAAGTAAAACCAAAAGATCCAGCTGCATATGTACAACCGCAGCCATGGGAAGCTGGAGATGCTCCAGAAGGATCTCCAATTACAGTAATTAGAAATGGACAATCTACATCGGTGGGAGGTGGATCTGCAAACAATTTTATTGTAGAAGATATTAACGGAGATAAAGCATCTGTATACTTAACCTCAGGCCAAAAACTTCCTATATCAGTTGCAAGCCCAACCTTTGATGCCATAGATAATGTTATTAGACAAGCAGATTCACCGACATATAATGACTCAAACGGAAATCCAGTTCCTTCAAATGATTGTAATGGAATTAGTGGACCTATAGAACCTATGGTGAATCCTAATGTAACAGAACCAGTTCCGGAAGATTGTGAAAAATTAACATTAATAGATATGGAAGTTGAATTCTTTGATACTGTAAAAGGATCTCCTACTCGTGGAAAAGTAATGGGTACTGATAGATTACGAATGATACAAAAATGGCCTGTACTGGAACAGTACTCATGTATCATATTACAGTTATTCCAAGCTGCAGAAGCAGATGGATATTATCTTACATTGAATAGTGGATTTAGAGGTATACATCAAATTAATCATCCAGTAACTGGAAAAAAATTAGCATCAGGTCAATTAAATTGTAGATATGCATGTGCGATAAATAGATCTTGGGCAACCACAGCAAATAAAAAAGATAGATCAAGTCCATTATGGAGAGCAAGATCATCAAAATTCAAACCATACGTTGCAATACCAGGCTATAGTAGACATCAAAACGGAACAGCGATTGATATTAATTATAAAGATGGAAAAAATGTTAATCATGATAAACCAGATGGATTTACTCTACCTAAGAAAATAAGAAGTACTAGTACAAAAGATAAAAATGGAGTTTATGCTTGGTTGATCGCAAATACATATAAGTTTGGATTTGTCAGGACAGTGACCACAGAAGAATGGCATTTTGAATATAATCCTGATAAGGCTGCAAAAGGACCATTTGGTGCATTAAGACCTGGTAGTAGTAATAGATGGCACGGCCTAGATAAACATTGGCAGGCAGGTATATTAGGACCAAATAAAAATAATACATGGAATACAAATTTTGATGTGTTACCTGATGATCATCCATGGAAACCACAATCAACTGGAATTTTTGATACCGATGATGGAGTAATAAATAATGTTGCTCAAGGAACATTAGAAATAATGACATTTGGTGCGATAGGTGATGGAGATGGACAAATAGGATAATATTATGGCAAGAATAACACCCCTCGAAAAAAATTACGATGCAAATAAAGATACGAGTATAGGAATTTCAAAAACTCATTATCCTTCATCAAAAGGTAAAGTAGTAGTTAAATCTGAAACCGTATATGATGCAGAAATTTGGGGAAGAGAAAATGTATATATATTTCCTGAAAAAGTATATGAAGATGGTATACGCGGAGTATTATGGATTATCCCACCACCAAATATTACAGACGTATCATATAAAGATAACCCAGGGTTTCCAGGTCAACACTTTGCATATGATATGGCCATGAATGCTATAGAGAATGGAGATATACCACAAGATGAATATATTGTATGTATATTACCTTCATCAGAAACTGATTTAAAACAAGCCTCTGATATGGCAATGAAGTCAGGTATATTTAACTCAAGAAATTTTGATTATTATGACTTTATTGATTTATGTGGTTGTTGTACAGATCAGACCGGCCGAGAATATTTAAATATAGTATATGCAATGGGAGATGGATGTGGAGAAATAGATTTCAATGACGATACAGTTACAAATATTGTAATGATAGATCCAATCCTAACAGCTGATGTAGATATACCAGACGAATTTATTCAAAATATTTCTATGATTAATAATCCATTGAATCATGACCCAACCACAGCATTAGGTCAAGCTACAATAACAGCACAAGAAATGTTAGCTGAAAAATTACCACCAGAAAATGTTATTACAACAAATGATGCAAATTTTGACTTTTTCAATTTAGCGTCAATTGGTTTTGCAGCTCTTAACTTTTTAGCTGGCTTAGGTGATTTATTTGGAGGACTTAATAAGGAGTTACCATGGGCCGATCATGCTGAAGAGCCATTTATTACATCAAGTTTAAGCACAAAGCCACCACCAGAAGATAAATCAGCTCCACAAGATCCGCCACAGATACAAACTCAATCTCCAGCCGAGTTTACTCGACCTCAGGTAGTTATAAATTCAGATAGAATTTTAATAAATGCAAAATCAGATGACATTAGACTATCATCAAATATACATATAGGATTATCAGCATTAGAAGCTGTTGGAATAGATGCAGGAAATCATTTTACAGTAAATTCACCAGAAATATATTTAGGGCTTGGTGCAATTGAACCTTTAATATTAGGTGATCAAATGACAAATTGGTTGTCAAGTTTGCTTGATGCGTTGCGAGCATTTACTTATACAAATTCAGGTGGACCAACAGGACCAGCTATAAATATATACTTATTAGATCAATTAGAAGCTTCTTTAGATCAATTAAAAAGCAGGCAGAATAAGACCTTATAACAAGTACCATAATTCTAATATCTTCATATTTATATTAAAATAAATTGGAGAAAACTATGGATAAGAAGAGTTTTGTAAAAATTTTACGAAAAGTTATTAGAGAAGAAGTTGGAAGAGCTGTTAAACAAGCATTAACAGAACAGACAGTAAATCATAATCAGGTTATAGAACATGGCATGAATCTTGCAGAAATTGCAGAAAATCCAATGCCAAGACGTCCATATGCGAAGAAAAAGAAATTTGCAAAAAACTCAATGATAAATGATTTATTAAATGAAACAGCTGCTACAGGTGATTTTGCATCAATGATGCAAGGACCTCCAGTCAGTATGATGGACGATTATCCACAAATGGGAGCTACAAGAACATCATCAATGGTAAGACCAACTCAACCAATGACAGGAATAAATGGTGAACGTGTAGATACATCTAAACCAGAAATGGCCGCTGTTCAAAAAGCCTTAACAAGAGATTATAGCGGATTAATAAAAGCTATGGATAAGAAAAATGGAAAAATGGGAACTAGATAGTGGCTGGACCAGAACAAAAATATTTTAAACAACGAAGAGAAGAAGCATATGCTCGGGGTGGCGGAAGACCTATATATAGGTATAATCCAATTGATCTTGAACCTGATAGAGCTATTGGGGTAAAGCTTCCTTTTAACGGTGCTGCATCAGCATTTAGCGTACTGACAGATTCAGAAGGATATGGAGGAATAACTGGTTCGTTTAGCCAAACAACTAATTCTGCTCTTGCAAAAAATAGAATTACTGGTAAATTTCCATTATCGTATACTACCGAAGAACAAGCATTATCCAATATGAAAAATTTATTGTTAACATATCCAGGCGAAAGATATATGCAACCAACATTTGGTGTACGAATTAAAGATAGAGTATTTGAACCTAATACTCCAGATTTAATAGTTGCATTAAACAAAGAAATCCAAGATGCTATTGGATATTGGTTGCCATATATAAAAATAAAAGCAATAAACGTAGATAATAAAGAACCTGGTACTGAGCTTATTACAAACTTTCTATTTATTAAAATAGAATTTAAAGTAACAGAACAAGGAGCTAATCAAACAATAACATTAGTATCAAATGGCGAACAAACAACTACTGTAGCTGCATCTGGAGGAACGGCTGGAGCTGGCGGTGGTGGTGGTGGCGGATATTAAGGGAATAAAAAATGGCAGATTTAGTAAAAAAAGATATAAAATATTTAAGTAAAGATTTTGGCGA